CTTCAATACGTCAGATGGCACATATGATGGCACCAAGGCTGCAATATAGACAAACGCAGCAAGATCGGGATTATCCTGATCTTTGAACCGACATTTCAAAATACTAAACAATTTTGCGAAATTTTCAAAATCATATTGGCCAGGCGTGTCCATTAATTTACTCCTTCCGCAAGATAAGCCTTGATAGAACCATATTTGAGGTTCAGTTCATGCTCAAGAATTTCCCAACCATAGAACTTGAGTTCGTCGGTGGTGATACCTTCCGCATCAGCAATGATGTAGATGGCATCTTCGGTGGTGGTCTGAACCACAATGTCACGAACTTCAAAGACGCGGGCGAGGAACTTATTCCAATTTTTTTCTTGGCGAACAGCTTCTTCTTGGTTGTGAGCATTCAGTTGAACGATCAGATTCTCGAAGTCTTCGTTAAAGTCTTCAAGAGACACAAAACTCGTACCACGCGGACGGAATCCGTGAACATCTTTGAAAAGATCAGAGTAGATGTCACCATCGTGCGAGTTGGTCAGCGAGTTGATGTCCGAAAGAGTAAACATTTGAAGTATCCTTGTGTTCCGATGCATCACTTATAATGCAGCAAAATAGCCATGTCAACAATTAATTTGAATTATTTTTCATCCAGAGGCATATCATAGAAAACGTCATACAGCCCATCCGGACCTTTGCGCAGGATGCCTTTGTCCTTAGGATTACGAACTACCTTGGCAGTCTTTTCTTTAAATTCCCCACGATCCCATGCAGCCAGCACTGGCTCAAACCAGCACGGTTCGTCGGGCGATTGTTTTACTTGATGACAAGTATATGGATCATCTTCGTATGCACGAAATGTTCCACCGGGCAGCGTAATTTCGTTATAACGCCGACCATCGGTATCTGTTTTATCAAATTCCATGACTTGTCTCCTTGTTGCGTCTACTATAGCAAATAAAGAAAACATGTCAATTTATTTTTTTAATTTTTCTTTCCACTGTAGGTCTAAATCAGACCATTTGTTATCACTGAATAATTTTAAAATATTATCACCATTTGGACATTTTAAATCATTGTCACTCAGACATATATTTGAACGATTCCACCAGTGTTTACCACTAAGCGCGCTTTCGGCAACTTCTGCAACGATGCTATATCTCACTCCGTCACTAAGCATTGATCCCATTATCATGTCGGTGATCTTCATGCGCCCTTCCATGATGGAATTTAATTTCAGCAAAAGCACCATACCAAAAATTTGATCATATGGTTCTTGTGGAAGTTCACAGATTTTCATTTTTGCTGCTTTGTATAGATTTATTGTATCTTCTTGCGTAGATTCGACAAGAACAGCATTTTGAAGTACGTTAGTAACGTAATGAACGACACGTTCCATAGCAATGTTTTGTTCATGCATTGAGTCCGTCTCAACTAAAAAACTGAGCACGATATCATAATTGTTTATATAATATTCATTCTTAAAGTGCACTCCGCACTGAAAGAAGAAGTCTTTTTCAATTCTTGTGTTCATTTTCAGACTGTATGTTAATTTTAGTGTTTAGTTTTTGTTTTTCAAACAAAGCATCCATCTTTTTACGATGTTGATTCTTATAACTTTCCATAGCCATTTGAATCTGATGTATGAGCGGACCATTTTGTGTTCTGTGGGCGAAAGTTAATTTAGAAGTCAGACCAGAAATTACTTCTTGAAGTTCTTCAAGAGTTTTTTCTTCCAGTCCTTTAATAAATGGATGTTCCATGTTTAATTTACCACGTTTGCAACGGTATGCGGGACCAAATTTCTGTTCCGCTGGTATAATACGAAGCGACAGCATTTCCGGTAGCAGTACTTAATGCAAAATTTGCACCATGGGTTCCACTGGTGCGGGTGGCACTTACTGCAATATTTGGAGTGCTCAGATAAGAAACATAATAGACGGTGTTTGCCACCAGCCCACCAAACACATTTCCTGTAAACACGATTGGCGCATTAACCGTAAGATTTGTCGTGCTGCTCAATGTGATTAGATTTCCAGTTGCATATGTGTTTGTAAGTGTTGCTACATTTGATGTTGAATTATAACTTCCAGTGCATACATAAACATAGTTAGCATCAACAGCAACTGTTCCAGCGGTATCTCCCAGTGAACCATAAGGTGAAGGTGTGCGTTGTTGAATCTCAGTAGATTGATATGGGCGGTTCACGGGTTCAACTGTAATGGTATTTCCACAATCAACCGTAGAGAATCTATACTCCAAAATGGATACATTTGCAGGTGCACTTAGTGTCGCGACGCCACCTACATTTGAGTAGTTTTCCAAAAGGGTAACACCAAAATTATTGTTTGAATTGACACATGCACTTGGCAAAGAAATTGTAGCATTGGCATTAGAGATGCTCAATCTTAACACAACATTGCTTTCTGTATTCGTGGGTGACCAGTTTCCGAACTGAAGAATAGTATTTCCAGTAATGGCACCATACTGAACATCGGCCTGATTAACGTTAACTAACACAGTTCCGGCGATGGCATTACCTAAATTATATGTAGTTGCTCTGAAACCGCTTGTGGATGCATTACTAATCAAGGTATTAGCCATGTCATTATTAAGAACTGTATTGTTCAGCGCGGCCTTCAAAACTACTTTAGATTGCAAGTCGGTAATTTCTGTTCCAGCAGTATTCAACTGTGCAGAAATTTGCGTAAAATTATCTCTGAATCCCTGTGTTGAATTATTTTTACCCGGCACAGGATAGTTTACATTAATTCCATTGGTATTGATCTGACTCACACTTAAATTCCTAATTTGATATTGTATTTATTGCTTTTAATTATTCATTACAAAAATCACAAATCTAATTGTGTTGTTGTAGGTAATATTGTCTCTTGTGGAAACAGCACATAGAAATCATATTCATTTTTTGGATTCGCGGCAGGAGTGGCGCTGGGAAGTGAAGTCCATACATGAGGATTAACTGTTGTATTATAATCATACGTATTACTTTTATCCACAGTAAATCTATCAATCTTGAAATTTATAGTATTAAGAGTTTGTAGTTCACCTACTGGATTTAACCAATTATTCTGAATTTGATACTGAATATACTGAGCATAGGTTCCGGTGGTTCCATTTGGTAATGTGGTTAAACCGGGTAAACAATATGCAATGACCCAAGCAGGAGTAAATCCAAGAGTTGATCCGTTCTTTTGCTGACTTGACATCCAATCTGGAAGAATACCAATTGCATTTTGATCACCAAGCACATCTTCAACTTGCAGCCTCATGTTAGGTAATGAGTTTGGATATACTGTTTCTGCAAATCCCGGAGTCAGGCTTGTATAGAAATCCTTAGGATCAGTCCATGCAACAAATGACATACTTCCTATGGAATCGGTCAGAGTAACTGGTGTTCCATCTTCTGACATTGAAATTACTATTTGCGTACTGCTTAGAATGCTTACAATGTAATAGGTAGTATTAATGTTTACTCCACCAAATGGAGTTCCAATGAAAATGATATAATCATTGACATTTAATCCTTGAGTAGATTGACATGTGATCACATTTCCTGATGATGCGGTTTGGGTTATTGTCCCATCCATTGTATTAGTGCCGCCGATATAACTAGCATATATATCTTCTTCTGAAGTATACCATGGTCCAAGATTTAAAGGAATGGGAAATGGCCATGTTACTTGCTTAGCAACGCTAATACCATAAGGAGAAACATAATTTGTTTGTGAATATGTTTGATAATTACTGTAATTCTGATTTACCGCAGGTGGATTAACAAGATTATCAACGACTCTGCTGTATACCACTTCATATACAATATTACCATTATTATCTCTGGCAACAGCAGTCTCAATGTTTCCAAGAGTGATATTTCTCCAGTAATGGTTTTCAGTAACGGCTGCTATATATTGATCAACGTTACTTGCATTGATACCGTAAGCATGTTCATATATGACACCTTTTGCTTTACCAAAGTTTACGTCATTTGGTCTATAGATAAAGTCTGGCGGAATAAGAGTATCATTAGTTAATAATGTGGTGAGCAAACTTCTGTCTTGCATGCTTGGTGTGCACTGAATATATAACGTGTCGGTCGGATATTCAAATTCTTGATAAATTGTCAAGGTAAACGTCTGATTGGAATTGATTACCGTTGGAAATGTTGGAGAATATGCCTGTATAGTAAAAGTGAAAGTGGTAGAAGCCCCTTGAGGCAATAAAGCTGAGGTCGGTTGATATGCCACAGTCCCTGCTATTTCACCATCACTGTATAATGTGAGGTTGGGTGGAAGTGTTCCTGATACTAAAGTATATAACAATGGAACATCTGATGTGGCTGACACACTCAGAGTGCTAACCGATCCATTATTGATTTGACCAAGATTGGAGTTTGTCACCCAAGTTATTATACCACTAATTTGGTTTGTCAACTTAAGAGAAAAATTAAATACTGGAGATGCTATACTAGTATTATTAGTTTTTACTACTTGTGCAGTAAAGTAATATTCAGTGATAGTATTTACAGTGATCATGGGAGTTCCAGTAATCCATCCGGTGTTTGGGTCACCAGTCAATCCGGCAGGCAGTCCTGTATATAAATAAGTCAAGGTATTATTGTCAAAATCATGCCCAAGAATTTTAAATGCAAGGAAATCTCCACTATTAAATTCATTTATATATGCATTCTGAGATGGAAGATAGGTAGCGCCATTAGAATTTGCTGGCAGAACGTAATAACCAAATTCTTGTTGATTAGAATCAAGTAAATATGTTTCTGGTCGCGTGTTATAAATTGTGGGTATTCTCGTGTTTGGTGGATTGCCCGGTCCTCCTTGGCTTGAAGGAGTATTTTGATTAATAACCGTTATGCTATAAGAAGCAATGTCAGTTCCCAATATACTGTTAAGTTTAAGAATAAAAGAGTACGTTTGCACTATTGGTTGACCAACAGTAATTGAAGGAAGTGATGCTGACATATAACCAACCCCATTGGTCAGTGACAGTGGGCTTCCATTAACAGTGTTGGAAATAGTAAAAGTGCTTTGATCAATGATTGATAAAACATAATATGTCTGACCAGCAACTAATCCACCAAATGTTGTTCCGGAAAATACTATAGGTCTATTAATTTCAAACCCAGCAGTGCTCAGGCATATTAATTGATTATTACTGATTGCTACGATATTTGTAGTCTCTGCTTGCAGATTTACTTGAATTACAGGAGGCTGTGCATACCCGCGTATTAAACCATATTCATTTATCTCTATGCCGGGTGGAAGTCTTCCTTCAACAACATTAACAATTACTTCATTAGTTGAAATAGGATTATTATATGTTACTGGAAATTCTATCCAAGTACTATCCGTAGTTGTCAATAAATTTCCTGCCGGAATCGTAAATCTTGGATTTGCTGATCCCGAAATAGTAACAGATAATGTTATATCTCTAATATTTCCAAGATTATCCGTTGCTCTTACGACAAAAGAATAGGATGTGTTATCCGTTACTAAAGTTGGTATACCTGAAATTAATCCAGAAGTACTTAACCCCAGACCAGTTGGTAAATTTCCGCTGATTATTGCATATGTAACAGAAACAGCAGGCAATATTGCACTTGCTGATAACTGAAATGTTAATGATACTAAGGAAGGATAGGTTCCAATGGTTCCACTAGGTGTATTCCAAACTGGTTGTGACATAATAATCCTTAACCGTGAGATATAGAACCGAGAGCAAGAAGATAGAGTCTTTTTCTATCTTCAATGCCAATAGTTCCACCATTAATTCTACGCGTCAACATTACAAAGTTATCAGTGTCGCAATATGCATTTAATTTATTTGCATGCCAAAACCAACCAGCAGATGCGGTTGCCCCAGCGGCAGTTTCCATATATGCAGCAGCGTCTTCAACTGTTTTACCGATTGCAGTTGCAAAACGTGTGTAATTGTCGCGACCAGTTAACTGAATCAATCCGCGTCCATGGAATAACCATCCATCACCTGATGCTTCATTCCCGTTGCCCATGCGATTCGCATAGACACGATTGGCGATCTTTTCTGGCTGGCGTTCATATTCCATTGCTAAAGCCATTGAAGGAAAGTATTTGTGAAAGGTTTTCATCAATGATGCTGCTTTATATTTTAAATTTTCTTTGGTTGCGGTGAACCCTCCCGATTCATGTGCAACTTGTGCCACAAACGCTGCTTCACGTTTCGGGTTTTCCAACATGTCGTAATGCTTAGCAACATCATTAAGAGGATCAACAAACATCCCAAGAGTTGCTGTGGGTGTATGTGGACACATGTGTTGTAATAGCTCCAATGTGATCATTTAAATTCCTTCAATATATTAAAACTATTTATCGATTTAAGTATAGTAAAACACGACTGCACCATTATAACCAGAAGTTGCTGGACTTGGATATGTGCTTCCATCTGCACCTTTACCATATGGAGAACCATCTCCAGCAACGCTTCCTGTTGTACCTTCGCCCCCCACGCCGCCAGCACCGTCTGCTGCATCGCCTGACATACCATTATAGTTTGCTTGATTGCCACCTGTAGCTGAACCACCATTTCCTCCAGCACCAGTCAAAGTCGCGCTGTTGGGAGAATGTGTACCACCATATCCTTGCATAGTTGTTAATGTATAAGAATTGGATGATACGTTAGATGCTAGACCATCAGTTATTCCAGTTCCGCCTGCCCCGACAGTATAATTTATGGTTTGTCCCGAATATCCTATCACGTTATACGATGATCTAGAGTAACCACCAGCACCACCGCCGCCAGTAGAAGCACCTGTTTTCGTACCAATACCAGCACCACCGCCGCCTCCCCAAACTTCAATTACCATTGTCGCCGCACCCACTGGTATAGTTTCTGTTCCGGAGCCAGTTGTTGTATGAATATGAAGGGTTGGACTGAATGCAGTTTTTCCATATAGGTCGGCAAATGAAATGGGTCCAGAAGGAATTCCAGCAAGGGTTCTTACGGCAGCATCATTTAGAGAAATAGTAGCATTCCCCGATCCATTATAGCCTTTACCGTTTTGATATAATTCGTATTCAATTGATTCATTTAGTCCGGATGATTGGACAATTCCACCCAAACTGATTATTCCTGATGGTACTATCGTCATTATGTAAGTTCCATTTCTTAAAAAAACATCATAAGCATATTAGAGGTTTGCACGACCGGTTGACTATAATAAGTGAGAATAATCGCACCTTGAGCGCCGAATCCTCCAGTAGTTAAATATGAACGTGATACGCCTGTGCCACCAGCGCCGCCGCCACCGCCGCCAAATAGACCGCCGTTTCCACCATACCCCCCATAGTTCGGAGAACCGGCTGAACCGACTCCATTAGCGCCGCCGCCCCCTCCTCCGCCGCCGCCCGGTCCTACAAGTTGACCAACATATGCTCCGGCAGTGATAGTATATATATTTGCATGACCACCATTTCCACCCAAGCCGCCACCACCGGGGGCTAAATATGTTCCTAAACTATTGCCGCGCCCGCCGCCGCCACCCGGTCCATAAAGATTAATTGTTCCGTTTTGTCCATCACCATTTGCGACGTTTCCACCACTGGAGGGATTGCCTTGTCCCCATCCTCCTGCGTATGGGACAGCATTACTGGTACCCTGCCCATATTGTGCAAAAAAAGCGACGATTAGCTGGCCACCCCCGCCGCCGCCGCCGCCAGAATTGGTTCCGGTGTTGGAGTTTGCTCCTACACCAAAACCACCATTACCTGATGGTCCGCCTGCACCACCACCGCCAGAACCGCCACTAAAACCTGAAGTCGTACTAGTGTAACTATTTCCACCATAGGTGAGAACATTCCCAACAGCCCCCGTAGTATTACCACCGACATTTCCAGTAGCACTTCTTGCTAAAGCACCGTTAGTAGGGTTACTAGGGGGACCAGAACTTAATGTGTTAAAATATACATTAGATGTTGAACCACCAGATGGTATATAATAATATGCATACGTAGAATTTGCACTTAAATACACGTTACTTGATAATGAAAATCCACCACCGCCGCCGCCGATAGAGCCTGCTGAGTTTGGATTTACAATTCCATTGCCTCCTGCACCAATTACAGCGACGCTTATAGGAGAAGTGACAACTAATCCGGCTGGATAATACCAAATGTTGTTTCCTGTGGTAGTAAGAAGGACAGTGCTAGTCGTAGCCGCAGTATATTGAATAATTATAGCGCCTTGCGCACCATTCCCCGGCGATATACCTTGACTATTTCCCACACCACCGCCGCCGCCATAAAGGCCGCCAAAGCCTCCGGAGTCATCGCTGCCACCGCCGCCTCCACCACCACCAGCATATGATCCAGAACTAAGCAAAATATCTCTACCAGATACGCCCACACCACCGCCCCCGCTGCCGGTATTGCCATCCCCACTGCCACCACCCCCTCCGCCGTTGGCCCCTGCTGCGCCTCCAGCCACCGGACTATTTGTGGAATTATATGTACCGGCTCCGCCAGTTCCTCCACCACCACCACCACCACCTGAGGATGAGGCGGCGCCGCCACCGTTAAACCCATTACCAAGCGAAGAAGCTGCTGAGCCGCCACCGCCGTAATAAGATGTAGCGCCATTTCCTCCAGAATATGTTATGTTGCCTATACCGGATGATGCTTGTCCTCCAATGCCAGTCGATCCGCCCAATCCTCCTTTGGCAAGAGCACCCTGAGAAGTTGAAGTTGGTGCTGCATTTGTTGCTATATTAAGCCAAGTATCACCACCATTCCCGCCATAACTGTTGGTTCCACCACTACCTGCTGCTCCCACCGATATGTATACGGTGGTCGGGTATGAAATGGTCAGAGAGGAGGTTTGTGACCACGCGCCGCCTCCGCCTGCCACAAAAAGGTTTGCATTCGCATCACTTCCTCCGCCACCACCACCAATACAAGTAACGGTAAATGGATAATTATACAGAAAATCAACTGGGATTGTCCAAGTAGTTCCAGAAGTAATTAAAACCGTTTTTATAGTAGTCATTTTATTGTTCCGCTACTGCAATGACATCCCAACAAGCTGCCGAAATACTTACAAAACCACTTGTAGCTTGAGAAATACTAACCGTCCACGATGTGCCACTTCCGGCAGTTATTGTAGTGCCTGATGTTATGCCTGATCCGCTAAGAACCATACCGATGGCGATGGTTCCCGAATAAACAGTATTTACCGTTAATGCAGTGCCAGAAATGCTTCCAAAAAAATACGCACCAGTTGCATTATAAATACACGCCATATACAAAACTTTTCCTGATACGGTGCTACTAGGGAATGATATTCCAATAGGACGGTATATACTTGCCCATGTCAGTGCTTGAGAAGTTAAGTTATCCGTGAAACGTAACATCAATTTCTGGCCATCTACTGGATTTCCGGATGGAGCGGCGATGGTTGCTGATGTAGCCAGTGCTGTTATATTGTATTGATTTGTGGTTCCTGCCGTAGGCGTAATCGTAGTGCCGGTGGTTGTGTTGGCAGTAGAAGTAACAAATAATCTACTCACCGATAATGAATCTACTCCTACTGCAAAATTGTTAGTAGTAGTTACATTCGTTCCGTTAACTGGATTAGAGAAATATGTTCCATATAAATTAGTGAATGTTACAGGATTTGATGCGTTTAATTGAGATTGACCAAAGTAATTAATATTTACATTAGAAGATGCTGTTCCGCTTGAGGTTGTATCAGTATAAGTGGCATTGTTTTGTGTTATTCCCACGCCGTTCGCATTGGTGCCATACCAACTTGCTGCTGAAACATTATTTGGAATTATACGTATTGCGCCATTACCGTTAATAGTTGTATTGGCAGCAGCATTTCCTATGAATACTGATGAAGTAATTCTTGAATTTCCTGTGACATCCAAGGTATATGCTGGGCTAGTCTGGTTAATACCTACATAACCATTTGAAGCAATACGCATACGTTCATTGCTTGCTAACTGTCCTCCCGTAAAGAATATAACATTAGCGTTTCCTGCCGTGCCGATGCCTAAATTTGTATTACCTGTGTATACATAACCATCTGATGGTCCAGTAACGGTCCATGATCCATTGCTCCAAGTATTACTTAGAATACCAATATCAATGAAATTATTACTTGAAGGTCCAGTAGTATCATAAATTGCAAAGTCGGCAGATGTGTTCTGACTTACGTTTGAATTCCAAATATATACCTGCACATAATTTGCAAGGTTACCTTGAAACGCGCCTATTGCATTGTTTGGACTATCATAATATAAACTTGTCGTTGCGTTTGGATTAGTGATCACGACTCCATTTGCAGACACATTGCTTGCTGATATCAGATTTCCTGTTGAAATATTTCCAGTAACAGTTAGGTTTGAAAGTGTTCCAACAGAGGTAATGTTTGGCTGCGCTGCATTTGTTACTGTATTTGCGGTGGATGCTGTGCCGATTAGGTTACCAGTAATAGTGCCACTTGGAACTATTATATTTCCAGCATTGATGTTTCCGGATGTAATTAAGTATGTTAATGTTCCAACAGAGGTAATGTTTGGCTGCGCCGCATTTGTTACTGTATTTGCCGTAGATACGCCTGATCCACCTACCAATTGCTGTGCATATACTGCATAATTTGCATTTGCTACCGTTCCAATTACATTTGGTCCTGATAATGAACTTAGATTTGCGCCGTTGCCAGTAATGTTACCCGTTACCGTAAGAGTGGATAACGTTCCAACGGAAGTAATATTTGGTTGAGCATTTGTTGTTAGTGTTCCAGTCAACAAACTACCAATAACACTACCACTTGGTGCAGATATATTTCCGGAATTGATGTTGCCGGAAACAATCAATGAAGATAGTGTTCCTGTTTGTGTAATATTTGCCTGAGTTGCACTTGAAATATTTCCGGTTAGATTTCCGGCTGGAAGATTTGTTAATGCCGTTCCGCTACCAAATACGCTAGTAAATACACCATTACCCCCACTGATATTACCGGTGACACTAAGTGCATTTGTTGTCTTATTGAAGGTTAATCCCGGCTGTGCTGCAAAGTTTCCACTATCATTGAACAGAACCTGAGTATTTGACCCCGGTGCAATAGTCAATGCGGTAGTGCTTAACCAATTTACTCCACCTGATCCGTTAGAAACAAGCACTTGGTTTACAGTTCCACCAGTAATGACAATGTTACTAGTTGGACCCAAATTAGCAACGCCTGCCATATTCAGACTAGTCAAATTGCCAAGGGATGTGATATTTGGCTGTGCAGAAGTAACAATATTACCTGCCAATGTAGTTGCCGTAAAGTTACCATTTAATATTGCGCCAGTTCCTATCACTGATAGGACATTTGCATTTCCAGAAACACTGATATTGACATTTCCATTTAATGGAATATTAACATTAGAACTTCCGTTGATGATAGTAGAACCAGCAGCAACTGTAATACCTGTTAATTGACTACCATTACCAATAATATATGTAGCATTAACATTTCCTGTAGTGGTTAAATTTCCAGCAGCAATATTTCCTGAGACGGCTAAATTAGAAAGAGTTCCTACAGATGTGATATTTGGTTGTGCTGCATTTGTTACTGTTCCGGCATTTGATGCTGATCCGCTCAGTGCGCCAACAAATGTAGTTGCAGTAATTGCGCCATTTGCTAAGTTTGCACTAAATGATGGATTTGATGTGTGTGCATAATTTCCGGTAGTATTTCCGCTCACAAAAGTAGGGTAATAGATTCCGGTTGATTGAGTCGTTACCGTAGTATTTACTGCATTGGATGCCGTGGTTGCTGTCCCACTCAATCCTCCTACAAATGTTGCGGCAGTAATTGAGTTGTTTGATAAATTTGCGGAAATCCCCGAAGTGGTTACTGCACTATAGTAACCATTACCTATTGTGGTAACAAATGCTGGATACACGTTGGTTGCGGATGAAGAATTGGTAAGTAAGGTATTGGCAGCATTCGCATTTGAAACTGGACCAGTAATGTTTGCGGCGGTGAGTGAACTTAGACCAGAACCATTACCAAAGAAGTTTCCGTTGACATTTGCTGCCGAGATGTTACCTGTGACAGCGAGTGAAGTTAGTGTTCCAACAGATGTAATGTTCGGCTGAGCATTTGTTGTTACGGTTCCTGCGGTTGTTGCAGAGGTTGCCGAACCCGCATTTGTTGCATATGTTGCGTTTGCGACGTTTCCCGTTACGTTTGCTGCATTAATTGATGAAATGGCCGCACCGTTCCCGAACAGATTAGCGGTAACATTTGCCGCTGACACGTTTCCAGTAACATTGAGAGAACCCAAAGTTCCAATAGATGTGATGTTTGGCTGTGCTGATGTTGTTAACGTTCCTGCTACACTTGTAAATGCAGCATTATTTGCACCAATATTACCTACGTTTGCATTTCCTGTAGCGTTTAGTGTTCCTGCTACATTAATTCCAGTCGCAGTTATTACCACCACATTAGATGTGCCGCCAACTGAAGCACTTATGTTTCCATTTGTTGATGTGACATTAACATTTGATGTGCCGTTTGCGATGTATGGGCTTGCGACGGCAATTACTCCAGTTAATTGACTACCATTACCAATAAAATATTGTGCTTTAATGTTTGCCGTGTTAGCGCAGATATTTCCAGTAGAATTTATTACATTAGCATTTACTATGTTTGCAGCAATAGTTCCAGAATTTGCATAAATGTTTCCGGAAGTAATCGTATTTGATACCGACACATTAGTTGTAAATGCGCCTGTTGATGCTCCTATATTACCTACGTTTGCATTTCCAGTAACTAACAACACTCCTGATGTTGTTAAATTGCCGCCAGTGATATTTCCCGAAACACCTAAAATGTTGCCATTAATTCTGTTCCCAGTGATATTTCCTGAATTGGCTGTTAGATTACCAATGGCATTAATATCGGTAACTGTGTTTATTATTGATGGCAAATCAACAAAAAGAACTTGGGATGAATCATTTATTGACGTAAATTGTGAGCCATTAGAGCCGCGACCGATGCTTAATGTGGTTGTTTGAACTTGAACTTGAGCAAGGTTCGCAGTAATAAGCACATTTCCAGTAGGTGAATTGATTGAAATTCCTGGACCCGCTGCGATACTAAGAACTGCCTCGGACTTAAGACTATTGAATAACTGACTAAAGTTATTCTGAGTTTTTTGAAATGCAGTTCTGATTGCATCTGCGCTTGGATCGTCCGGGAAAGTTCCGAAATCTATATTCTGCTGGCTAATGGGATATCTCCTGAGTATACTGTATGAGTATTTATCTTTGGAGACAGAAACAGAAATAGCCGGAACTAAGTCCGACTATTTCATTGATTAAGGTATTAGGTGGTAGTTACTTTCTAATACCTGCCAATTTCATCCAGTCACTCACTGACTCATTGATGTCTTTAGTGTTGTGTGAATGCATACGGTCATTTTGTCCTGCGATTACCGGAACAGTAGTTTGACCAGTTGATTTCTGCTTGTTTAGACCACCAGAGATGATTTTAGTCATGAAATCAATATCGGCTTCCCAATCTTCGTCATTGTTTTGACCTGCATTGTTTGCCCATTCATTGAGACTTTCTTCATCATCATCTTCTTCCTCATCGCACTCACATGGCTCAGAATGACAATCTTCACATTCTTTGTCTTCCTCAACTTCCTGTGGACCATTTTCTTCATGCTGTGACGCATCATAGTTTGCGGCTGCTGCATTTGCCGAATTGTTGCCCTTTGTAGCATTCTGTGAGTTTGCTGAACCGTTATCAGAAGGATTCTGTGGCTGAGCATTGCTCTGACCTTGTTGGTTCTGTGGTTCTTCTTCATCTTCAGCCATATTGTATGTCATCTGATCTTCTGATTCAACTTCATCCAGCTTGTCTTCTTCGCACTGACAGTGTGAAACGGGTTCACCACAGTTTTCACATTCAGCATCTTCATCTTCATAATCGTGATGATCTGAATCACCTTGGATGCCGGAAAGTTTCTTCATCAGCCCAAGCATACCTTCATTGTCATCTACAACCTCAATATCGCCCGGTGTATTGGTTTCGCTAGATGGTGCTTGGATGCTAAAGCCCCTTGGTTCTCCGCCAAGCTCTTCGTGACTTTCGCCACCAAAGATTCCTAATCCAGCCTGCTTGATAAGCGAGATAACTTGATCTGCCTCAGAATCAGTTGCATTAATATTTACTGAATCTGGTGAACCCTGTTGACCTTTAGAGATAGAAATAGTCATGCCTTCGTTAAGTGACTTTTTACTTGACTTTTTACCTTCGTTGATTTGCTTACCTTCATTGATTAAGTTTTCAAGGTTTTTATTCCAAGATTCAAATGCAAAATCATTTTCACCAAGGTGTGCACTATAATCAGAATTATCAGTGTAAGTTTTCCCGCCTACTGTAAACTTACCACCCTTTGGTGTTTTTGCAAGTGCGGCAGTGAAGGCATTGCCTTCTTCCATGTCGCCATACATTTCATCAAGTGTGCCAGTATATGGATCACGAATAGCCTGATCTGCCATACCATGTGTAGTTGCTGGCATATGAGGAGTCGCCATGCCGTAGCATTCGTCCATCATACCATAACATTCATCAAGACCTTCTTTATAGCCATCGTGATATGCTCTGCATTCTTCCATGTCGTCATAATTTTTACCGGCATAAGAGTGACCCTTAAGCCCATGTGACTTACCCTCAAGACGGGCTGCTCTGATACGGTTACTCATATTTTCCTTTACTGCCTTTTTCTTTTTGTCTGATGTGGCTTTTTTCATTGACTCTTTCTTATCGCCATCTTTGTCTAAATCAAGGAAGTCTGGCTTAGCTTTTTTAGCTTCTGTCACTTCTTTTACTCTTGCATATGCAGGGGCTTTTGATTTAGGGTATTTTTTACCAATTAAATCTTTATAATTTTCTCTGTTAAAAGCATTGTCAACAACTTCGACCTGTGGTTCTTTTCCTTCAAGAGTAGTTCTACTTCTACCTGCTCCTAATGCTGCTCCCTGCGTATCAACACCTGCTACTGATGGGATATCTGCTTCCTTGACAGATTTTTCCTCAAGTTTACCTTGCTTAGCCAACTTAGCACGAACCGCGCCTGCAACACGCTCGCCCGCTGCTTTGGAGCCATATTCCTTAGCAGCCTTTTTAGCAATCTTGGCAAAGTTCTTACCCGGCTTGCCCTCATCACGTTCAGCAAGTTTTTTATCTTGCATTTTCATCTTATGTGCGCGATCACGCTCTTGTGCCGCGATATTTTTCATGCCATCTGCTTGTCTGCGCATATTTTTCTTTACGACCGGAACTTCATCATCTTCACTCATCGGTTGCTGACTCTGAGTTGAACTGGTTGGCATAGTTGATTTGGTAGCGCCGCCTTGATTCTGTTGATTCTGTTGACCTTGCTGATTCTGTTGTCCGGGTTGAGTAGGAACAACAATCTGTGCTTGCTGTGGGGTCAATGAACTCAATGCAGTCTGCAATGCTTTACCAGTTGGTGATTGGTCAGTAATGTTAATAAAACCAGCACCAGTTTGTGTTTGGTCGCCCTGCTTTCCTACAACGGGAATTGGCTTCTGACCCGGAGCAAGTGCTTCATCTAATTGCTTGAACATATCTTTCAATGACATTTCTTTAGGATCAGTCTTGACTGCAGGAGCAGATTCATTTAGAACCTTTTTCTTTTTCGGAGCAGTTTTTTTAGCAGATGCTTCTAACTGGCTCATCTTGTCTAATAAGTCTTTCATATATTATCCTTTATGTGCGCCAGTTTGTGGCTTTGCGGGTCTGGTAATGTGTGACATTGGACTATTTTTTCCATGTGGATCATTGTCCAAATACGGCTTGAATGGATCAAATGCATCAGGAGTTTTTTTGCCATCATAAACATATTGAATTTTGTCATCTTTGGCTTGATCTTTAATGCTTTCAAGATATGAACCGCCATATGCTTTTGCAGCAGCCTTGGCATCCTTTTCTTCTTCCATTTCTTCATGAGTAAGAACAGGGCTATGTTTCATTTGGTTAGCATAGCTATCCATTTCATCGTTAATGCTATCATCATATGATGTTTTGACGACACGAACCATATCTACATTGTAGCCAAGTAATTGTGCAATTTGTTGAATCATAGGTTCAGTGGCAGGATATCTAAACACACACTTTATAATCGTAATGGATTCATTCTCCAAATTGGGAAACCCATAAGGGTCTTTTTGGATTGGAGTTGATTTTGGTTCAGATATTTCAACGGGATCAAACTTTTTTAGATTGAACGTGAACATATCAAGAAAGTTTTTATCAACGTTTCCTGCGATTTTAATCGTGTATGCATAAGTTCTTACACTTTCTGCAATGAAATGTTTCAGGCTTTTCATAGGTATCCTTGCAATTGCTTTATATTATATTTATCATTGATCATTATTTTTGTTACTCAACATTCTGAGTAGCTCATTACGATCAAACGACTGTCCTTCGCCTAAGGGAGTAGATTCAATTTGTTCCGTCTTAGCTGCATTTTTAGCATCTAATGCTGCTTTCTTTAGCTGCATGTCAAGCATTTTGAGTTTCTTATTAATTTTCGCAGTCTTTGCCGTGATCGCATGTCCGAGAAATCCGCTTGCTGCGCTGAATATTTCTGCACTAAATCTGGAATCAACTTGCATTCCTAAATCAACAAGGTCTTTATAACTATTTGTTGCTAAAGCTGCGAGTTCATCCATTTCTTCATCGGCGGCTTCAAGTCCCTTGACTTGAGGTAGAGCGTTATCAATCTTTTCAAGAGTGCTTGCTGCTTCTGTGGTGATGTCGTGTACATGTTCAAGAATTGGGTGAGTGAGTTCATTTTCCTCACTGGTTGCCAATTCAAACAGTTCTTCCAGTTTGCGACTAATAGTAATTCTCCATTATTATGGAGTATTTAGTATAGAATTAAACAAGTCTGACTTATCTTTTGTTCTTTGGATCGCCGTTATAAAACAGATCATCTTCAGTTATTACACGAAATGCAAAGCCCTGTGATTTGCAGTATTTGGTTGCTGCTGACCATTTAGCCCTATTGACAACAACTACCATTTTGTTTGCAGCAGATGCCTTACTTTCAATTATACTTTGCTTTTTTGGTTTGATTTCAACTACTTCTGCTATTGTTTTGCCAAATTTATTCTTATACACGACAAAAAAATCGGGAATGTATATAGTAGGTTTTCCGGTAAAGGGGTGTTTGTATGGAATTTTAAGCGATTCACTGGCCCAATGTAAAATATTTTCATTATTATCGAGAAAGACCATGAATGACATTTCCCATCCTGACCTATAGCGCGGTGCGCGATTACCTAAATATTTTTGTGGATTTTTTACGGTGTAAATGCCCTGCGCATACTTAGCCATTATAACGCTCCATACACATACTTCCCATTATTAATATATTATTTAGGTTTTAATTTATGATGTTTCTCTGCACTGCTTGGTTTGGGTGAGGAACATTACTGATTCCATACATTGATGCTTTGGATTTAAATGTATTTAAGTAATAACAAATCAATGAATTCATCTGTAAAGTGTCGTTTGCACCTTTAATAATTTGCAAAAGTTCTATGACATTATACCCCCCTTGCTGTGCTATATTAAATAATATAGCAGCATAATTTCCAGCAATGGTACGGTTATCAGATACTCCGTAGAAATATGAATATACGACATCATAATCTGACGCATTTACTACAGCATTCATGTTATAGAAACTATCATATATCAATACAGTTTGGTCGGGACGATATGTAATTGTAGCCATATTATTATTTATTCTTTAAAGAATGTTGCAAGTTAAATTCCAAAATCAAGCGGTGGGGGTAGATTACCACTGTCATCAGAGGTGCTTCCAATATACTGACTACCGGCCAACTCATTATTTTGATTACTGAGTGACTGTTGATTATTTGCAACTTCCTGTCCCAATGATGATTGATATGAATATTGACCAGTTGCCAGAGACATCGGAGCCGGTGATATCATTATGCCATCAGAATTTGCATATGTAGCTGCTTGTTGTTCTGAAATAGGATCACTATATGAAACGATAGTAGAATTATTGGATATCGGGAAATTTTGCTGATTTAATGTTGGGTTTTGTGCAATAGCAATTCCAGTACTAATATCAGTAGCATTATATTGATTGCCAAAATAATCACTGGTAATGCCATCTTGCGCAACAGAAGGTGGGGATGAAAGTGCACCAATAACAGGAGTATTCGCAAGTCCAAGAGGACCAGGAGAAGATTGCGCATTCGGAATAGAAAATGGAGTATTTCTATTTGTTGGTGTATTCATGCTGGATTGTGCATATAGTCTATTTAATTCCCCACCGTATGAATTATTGCCGACAGTATTAAATCCGTTATATGCAATATTCTGTGCTTGGGTTGCTCCGATCTGATTGAAATTTCCAGGCGAATCTATGTAACCTCCAGAAGCATTTACAAGACCATTCTGCCCTAGTGCGTAACCATTGCTGTTGGGTGATGTAATTGGGCTTGGTGTATTATCGTAATTTGACGAATCACCAAACCCCTTTACTATTTCACCGGGTGACTTACCGTCTATATTTCCATAATTATATATAACAGTTTCATAGTCTATAGTCATTCTATTTGACATTATACCGTCTCCCGCTGCATAGGCATAAGTATCATGACTAAATGTGGTTATTACTGGATTGACAAAAGTGTATGCAGTAAATCTATGCTGATTCAACCCAAAAACTGTTATATTATTAAAAAATGGGTTTTTTTTGCCGGATTTGGCATCACTCTGTCCCCCAGAAAAGCCCCATGAGTTTTGTTGAGAAAATGTTTCTGAATCACTATATAAAGTTCTTGTATTCACATCAGGAGTATTGATAAAGCTGTTACCCGGCTGTCCAGTTTGCGGGATCATACCATCATTATAGTAGTAGTTATAGTAAGTTTCCCACAGCTTATTAATTTGATTAATATTATCATCATGGAAAACTATTTCAACTGGGTCATATTTTATTTTAGTCTGTATTATTCTTTTTCTATTATACTGGTTTAACTGAACTGTATTGAGTGAAAACGATGGAAGTTTAATCTCTTTGACTAATAATCCATAATTTGGCGTTTGTAATGAACTTCCACCTAAAGAAGAATTTTGCCCATACAGTATACCTTGCTGCGAAGGTTGATTGCTGGTAAGTGGCGTATTTAATGCATTGATATTGAAAAAAGTATGGAATAAAAACTTAAACTTTGGCGCGTTTGAATATGCGACAGGTCTAAACGTCTTAGAGGCATGCTGATAATCTCTAAGAACCACGGGACCGGGTAAACTCCCGGTCCCGTTTAGTGTAGTAGCTGCTCCATTCTGAAGATTTTGAAAAAATCCTGACATTATTAATGATATTCCTACCTGTTAAGCAGTAGTTCCACCAATGCCTGTTACAGAACCAGTTGTTCCATCAGCAATACGATTGATTGGAGTACCGACGCCAGAACCAAGTGGTGCCTGAATTGCGTTGTCATAGCGAAGTGATAGGGTAATTCTTACTACTTCGCTTGTTGCATAATTCAGTGTATCGTAGTTGGCAGTTACTAGGTAGCAACCATATAGTTCCCAAGTTTCAAGAACTACTGGTGCAGATGTTCCGTTACCACCATCAAGAATTTCAATATTGGTTTGGAATTTATAATCCTGTCCAGTCGCGGCAGAAGCCTGTTCAACAAAGTCAAGTTGTTTCTGAAGTTGTTCACCAACTGCACGCGAAACACTACCAGATGCGTCATCACGAATGTTAACTTGTAATGGTTGCCATTTGTGCTTACCTGCCAGATATAACGTCGAGTTGTAAACTGGAAGGGTAATTTCGTCAAATGTCACCTGAGGTCTTGCACAGTCAATTACTTGCTTCGTTAAACTTATTCCACTAGTTGAGCTAATACCAAAGTTAAGAAAGTTAACTCTGAATCTGAACTGTAGTTTTGGCATCAACAAGCCTTGGTTTCCGCCAGCGTTATCTGATGCTACTGTCATGTTAAATAATGATTGGCTTGCTGTTGCCATTTGTATTCTCCTGTTATATATATATTTATCTTTAGTTAGAGTGGGTGCCGAGCACCCACTCTATGTTTTTATTGACCTTTATTGTTACCCAATGTACCAGTAGCAAGGACGCGAACTGGGATATAGATGAATTCAACAGCCTTGACTGGTTCAATTGCAACGTCTACCCAAAGTTCATTTCTATCAATTCTTGCTGGTGTGTTGTTTGACAGATCACATACTACCAAGTAGTCATATAAGCCTCTCTTAGCAACAAGATCAACCAACAGTGACTGAATTACACCAGTGATTTGACTTCTAGTGAGTGAATCATTAGGTTCAAACACAAATGGTCTTGCCGCTAGAGTCAACTGGCGACGGAGATAAGCGATAAGTCTTGCAACGTTGATTCTATCAAGTGCAGAACTTGACTTATAACTAGTGATATTACCATAGCACAACAGTCCGTTTCCTGAGAAGAAAACAAGTGGGTTGATTTCATTTTCATATAGAGTATCACGGATACCTTGGCTGGTCTTAACCGTAATAAAACTGCCTGTAGCTGAATCAATATAACCAAGACTTGTGGCATTATCAATGATTCCACGACGAGTACCTGCCGCCGCAAACCAAGGATAAGCGATGTTATCGTTACGTAAGAATGTTCTGATCATCATGTGTGATGGCGGAACTGCAACGATATTCCCATTTAAATCGGATGTTGTGCCCGATGGGTAGAACAATCCAAGATAAGTGTCACGATTTACAAGACCATTCATATCAGTAGTTACTGATCCATATGAGTTATTTGCCCATGCCTGAATTGCAGTTCCAGTTGCTGGAAGATTCATTGGAGTATCTCCAACAATGTATCCAGTTTGACCACGATCATCGTTGAGAACAATCATGTTTGGTTGAAGTTCAGGGTAGTTTGGAGCAGCGATCAAGTTGAAGAAATTGTCTTCGTCACGAATTGCAGTATTAGTATCAATAGTTGCTCTCATTGCTTTGACAACCATTGCTCTCTGAGCATTGCTTCCCATGTATGGAGTGCCATCTTCCATATTACCAGATACCGTTACCCAAGCATCGGTTACTGCGGGAAGAGTAGCACCAGGGAAAGTGCTGTTATTGAAGTAATTAGCAATATATTGCTTTACATTATACCCTGAGCGTCTAGTGTTATATAGCAGCATACCTACTGGATAAAGAGAATGATTCGGAGCATCCAAATCAAGATAATTGCTAGTGAGCAATGATTGAATCGTAGGAATTGCATCTGTTACAGGGCTAACAGACCCTGACGTTCCCCAACGAGCATCTTGGAAAATGATACCACTTGAATCAACGTGATCAGCAGTATTAATCATTACCCATTGTGCAGTTTGCGGATTACCTGCAAGTTGCCAACGATAAATGACTGGATATTCTGTCAAGTTTGCAGTATCAATCCAGAGATCACCATATTGAAGTGCTGTGCCATCTGATTGTGTAGTTGGCATAGTAGCACTAACAAGCGGTCCATTCGGATCAGTTACTGGAGTTCCGGTTGGGAGAGGGAATCCGTTTGAATTAAAGCATACGTTATTATATCCCTTCCATCCAGTTGAAGTATTGACCATGATGTCAACCTGATCAACTACTGAATAGAACCAATTAGTTCCAGACGCTGGAGCATTAAATGGTGCGCCAGAAGATGCCTGCATTGTAAATTCTTGCCAGTTTGACAACTGGGTTGAATATGCAATTGGACCCACACCGGACTTAAAGGAGACAGCAGTTACTACGCCAGCACTTACTGCTTCAACAGTCACGATTAGATCATTGGCAGGTGATGTTCCACCAAATTGTGTACCATTAAAGGTTATGCTGTTACCTACTGCGTAACCAGAACCACCACTTACAAAACTAGTTGGATTTACGTAGTATGTTTGGTAGTAATTTGTTACTTTAAGTTGTAGACCAGAACCACTGCCACCTGAACTTGCAGTTGGAGTGAAGCTTGCTACGCCAAATGGACCTTCTTTGACTCCCTGTGTTGTTCCAATTACAAATCCGGCATCCATCATCAATCCATTGCTCAATCCAGTGGTTGGACTTACATCGTTAACGACAATTGTACCACCGGCAGTATGAGTAAGTTGAATTGATCCTGTTGCAGTTAATGCAGCAGAAGTATATGGAATATTTGCTGCTTGCCATGCTGCAACAAAGTCTGCACCAGTAACCAAGGCTGTTCCGTTTGTTCCGCCGAAAGTATATGCGGCTGATAAACTATTTGAACCGGGAACCGATACAAAAACATTTGCACTATACAATGTAGTTATTGTTGCAGTGCCTGATCCTGTTCCAGGTCCAGATGCAGTAAATTGTGTGCCTATATTGTTGTTTGCTGCACCAATCAACGTAAAGTCAGTAGTTCCTACTGTTTTAATAGTATACAAGGTTCCGGTTACAAAAGAACCTGCGTTAACTGTTGTTGTATTACCAAAGGATGGTGCATTGTTATTACCGGTGATAATAGTTGGACCAGTTGCAATTCTTTCCCAATAATAAAGTGGAGAGTTGACCCAGCCAGTTCTTACATCTT